GGCTTCCCGGCAACCTGTTAGGGACCAAAAAGGCTCCCAGCGGGGGAGCCGCGAACCTGTAAGGGGGGGATTGGGGGGATATAGGGTGTATCCCCGGCAGGCTTAACGCCAGTGTACAGTCAGATTTCGCATTTGTCAACCTTTTTCTTGCTTTTTCATCACTTTTGGGTTGACAGGACAGGTAACTAGCCCTAAACTAATGGGTTGCAAGGAGAATTTTACCCATGTTCGAAGCAATGTTACTGGTTTGCGCCCTAGCAACCCCCGACAAGTGTGTCAGATTTGACGATGTACGGGGTCCGTACGAAACATACGAGCAATGTAAGGAGCGTTCGTACGAAATGGCGGAGGGTGTAGCACAAATGTTTCCTGTTCCGGCCACCTATAGCTTCAAATGTATAGAAAGAGACTTCACATGAACCTCTTACCGCAGCAAAACAACCGTAAACCCGCTCTCACAGACAAACAGGAAGCCTTTTTGGACGCCCTGTTCGACAATGGTGGCAATATACGGGCTGCAGCGGAGGTTGCTGGCTATGCAGAAGGCTCTATCAAGTGGCTCAAGGACCGCTTGGCCGACGAAATCATCGACCGGACCAAAACCGTGTTGGCGGGACAGTCCCTCAAGGCCGCAAACAAGCTGGTGAGCCTCGTGGACGCCCCAGATATTGAGCGCGGTGACGATCTGCGGATGAAAGCAGCCGAATCTGTCCTGAACCGTGTAGGTCTTGGCAGACAAGAGACCTTGAACCACAACGTACAGGCGGTTCATGGCGTTGTCCTGCTGCCACCCAAGAAAGAAGTAGTCATAGATGGCTAGTAAGCCACGTAAACGCGTCCTAGTCCCACCTGACCCGGCGACCGTGGACAAGCCGCGAACTCGCGGCAGACCCAAGAAAGACCCGAACCAGCCCAAGGCTGAGTACAAGCTCAGTGACAGGGAGCGGGCACGACGTTCCGTCCAGATGCGTCTTCGTAATGCGAAGAAGTCGGCAGCTACCCAGCAACAGAAAGCCGAATACAAAAAGAAAAAAGTAAAAAAGCTGACACAGTCAGCAGACAAGATAGAGAAGGCACTACAGGGTGAAAAAACTAGAGTCATTGATCAAGGGGATTTGGAACACCTACCAAGCGCAGTGGGAGACCTTGTCGATGGTAGCCCAGTTATCTTTCAGCCAAATCCGGGACCTCAAGAAGAATTTCTTAGCGCGTCTGAGCAAGACGTACTCTACGGCGGTGCTGCCGGTGGTGGAAAAAGTTTTGCACTTCTTGCTGATCCGCTACGTTATTGTCACAATCCTAATCATCGTGGTCTTCTTCTCCGTCGTACACTCGACGAACTAACAGAACTTATCGACAAGTCGAAACAATTATACCCGAAGGCGTTCCCGGGAGCTACCTTCCGTGAGTCGAAGTCTACATGGGTTTTCCCTTCTGGTGCAACCATGTGGTTCACCTATCTCGACAGGGATAAGGACGTAACCCGCTTTCAGGGACAGGCATTCAACTGGATCGGCATAGATGAAATTACTCAGTATCCTTCGTCCTATGTCTGGGATTACCTGCGTTCTCGCCTTCGTTCTACTGATACTGAACTCCAGCAACAGTTGTGCATGCGCTGCACAGCCAACCCCGGAGGAGTGGGTGGTTGGTGGGTCAAGAAGATGTACATTGATCACCGCGAACCAAACAAGCCTTTTGGTGCCTACGATATAGAAACTGGAAAGACGTTTGTGTGGCCCGACGGTCACAAAAAAGCAGGTCAGCCGCTGTTCTACCGCAAGTTTGTTCCTGCGCGGCTGACTGATAATCCCTACCTGATGGCAGACGGCCAGTACGAGGCCATGCTCAGGTCGCTCCCGGATGTCGAGCGTAGACGACTCCTAGAAGGGGATTGGGACGTGGCGGAGGGAGCGGCCTTCCCCGAGTTTTCGAGGTCTAGACATGTGGTCGAACATTTTGAACTTCCAACCAACTGGCCCCGTATTCGTGCGGCGGACTACGGCTACGCAAGTCCTTCGTGCGTTCTGTGGGGGGCTATTGACTGGGATAATAATATCTGGGTTTATCGCGAACTATATGCTAAACACTTGACAGCCGAGCAACTCGCTGATAAAATACTAGAAGCAGAAGAGTTAGACCCACTACCACACTACAACGTCCTAGACTCTTCTTGCTGGAATAAGACAGGCTTCGGTCCGTCCATTGCAGAGACAATGATGCGGGCTGGTGTTAGGTGGACTCCTTCGGACCGCAACCGTCTACAAGGAAAAATGGAAGTTCACAGGCGGCTTGCTGATGACCCCTACACCAACGAACCTCGTCTACGAATATTCTCTACGTGCAAGCATATCATAGCACAACTATCGGGCATACCTCTCTCCAAAACCAACAGTGAAGATGTAGACACGAAGGCAGAGGATCATGCGTACGATGCGTTGCGCTATATGCTTATGACGCGCACGTCGGGATACAATTCTATACACAAAACACTTCAGGGCATCAAGGATCAGGCGTTTAGGCCGATGGATGCTACGTTTGGATACTGATGGTGGATATAACTGCAAAGATCAAGGATCAGACTCTCACCATTCGCGAGGCTATTGAAGGTGCGGGTAAATCTCTGACGACCTCTAAGGGTGCCCCAAATTCATTTGCCAAAAATATTGAAGCGGCGGGCTTATCTTTAAATGATCCGTGGTCAAGTGTAAAAGAGGAATCGTTTCTTCGTGAATTAAATAAAGTCGGGACTGAAGGAAACTTTGTCACATTTCTCACTATAGAAAATGAACTTCGTCGTCTCTCCAGTGTGGGGGATATTGCTTATCCATATTCTGATGTGTTTAGCCCTGAAGGAAAAGCCAGAGGATTAAAACTAGAAAAAGCGCAACAAGCACGTCGAACCAAGAAGTTTAAAGGCGTTCCCGAGGCCCAGAAGTCTCTCACTGCCCTAACAGAGGGCATTTCTGTTATCAAAGACCCGCGAACTCGTGCTGCCGTTGCCTTCAATGCTCTTGTGCCTCTTCGTCCCGGTGAAGTTGCGGGGATTAAAGTGGATGACATCGACTTTGAAACTGGTTCTTTCAAGGAATCATATCGTCGTGTAAACAAGATTCGTAATGAACTTGATCTTCCGGAAGTCGCGCTAGAAATTATACGGGACGCTGCTGAAAAGGCAAAAGCAGAGGGACGCGAGTATGTATTCCTCGATAAAGACATTAAAGACCCTAAAAAAGCCACGGGCAACTTTGTAAATAGAATGACCACGGGCATGAAAATGCCGGGTGGTGTTATTGAAAGGTTCAAACCTTTTGAAAAGGCTATGGGTCGTGCGGTTGCTGGCGCATCAGACATTCGTAAAATTATTCCCTCTATTATTGCGAGTGAATTAGGATACACCACAGAAGCTAGTGCAATTATGGGTCACGCATCCTTCGATGAAACCATCGACGGCATGAAAGGCATAACTCGTAAGCACTACGTTTCTCAAATTATTACAGACGAAGGCACTACAGCAAAGCAAGCTCTTCGTGCCTTACAAAACATGTACGGCGAAGTTCTTGGCTTGTCAACCTTAAACGAGATTCCGGCGTCTATGGGCGTAGATGCAGCGGGACTCACCCAAGAAGGCGCACCACGTCTGACAGTAATTCCTAAAGGCTCTGAGATTGTTGGGACACAAGTTCAGGGCACACTAACCGACGCGGACCTTGACTTGATTGAGGATGTTCGTGAAGCACGGAGTCAACAGCTAAAATTAGAGGCAACGACTGCAGAAAAACAGCGTCTTGAGATGGAAGCCCAGATGGGTGAAATTGACGAAGAGGCTGAAAGGGTCCGGGCACAAAGGCGACTGCGTCGTCAAGAGATTTACAAAGAAGAAAAAGCTGCAGTCACCACAGACTCCCCTGATCCCAAGTCCATGAACGACCTGACTCCCGAGTTACAAGAAAAGTTAGGCAAGGGCGGGTTTGACTTGGATGCGTTCCTCAAAGGTGTTGGTAAAAAAGTGGGTGTCGCCGCTCTCATTGAAACAGGAAGACAGTTTGTTGAGGCCCCTCTTGAAACAGGCGCAGCCTTGGCTCAAGAATATGGCATGGAAGCGGCAGCACTTGCGGCACGGGCACCCGCCTCAGTTGCGGCGGCTGTTCCCATGATCATGCAGCCGACCGCTATCACAGGCGGCGAAATGACTCCGGAAGCGCGGATGGAAGCTGCAGCTATGGAACCGGCCAACATGCTCGACGAAAGCACAGAAGACATGGAACGGATGGCAATCGCTGATGCTGGATTCGTTTCACGAAACAGGGAACCTGAAACCTCCCCTGCCCCCGAAGCAGGTTTCATCACTCGTTAATTTGGGAGAAGACCAATGAGCAACTATAACTTTGGTGCTGCATACATTATGAATTCACCGAACACTTCGGTCGATGACGCAATGGGTTCAGACCAGTTGTACCGTGAGGGACTTGAGTTCGATACCAAGACCGCACAGGGTGTTCTGACAGAGGATATGCCGAAGAAGATGACTAAAACGGCTGTCGATCCTGCTGTCATGCGTATGGCTGAAGAACGCGATTACTAAAATATGTCAGAAGATAATTTTCTCCAACCAGCGGATGATACCGCTGTAGGTCTGCTCAATCCTGAAGAGCAGATGCCCGGGCTTGCTGGCTACGTTCAGCGCAAGTTCGAGGATTCTGAAAATGGCCGCTATGCCCACGAGCAACGCTGGCTACAGTCCTACAAGAACTTCCGTGGCATCTACGATTCGACCACCCAGTATCGCGACTCGGAGCGGTCACAGGTGTTCATCAGGATTACCAAGACGAAAGTTCTTGCAGCCTACGGCCTCC